AGTTAAAAAACCCACAGCAGGTAAGGGTAAACTAAGAGAAGGAGAAAGAACAGTATCATTTCCATTTTAGTATGAAATTGTTATTAGCAATACCTAGTTACAATCGTCCATACGATATTGCCAAGCATTGCCATTGGTTAAATAACTTTAAATATGATTACAAAGTTTTCGTAGAGGAAGACCAAGTTATGTATTATGAGCAAAGTATTGGTATAGACAATATAGTTCAGACGCCAAATGGTTCTGGTTTAATGGGACAGATAGTAGAGATAGGCAGATACGCAACTATTAAACAATACGACATAGTTTTTAAAATGGACGACGATATGAGTTTGAAAAAACGATCAACACGTAAACATCAAATAGCAGACGTAATAAACGAGTATGTAGAAAAATGCTTAGAGGAATTTAAAAATGAGGACGTATCATTAATCACGTGTGCAAAACCTATGGAGTATAGATATGCAAAGACAGAAGGTTTTATAGAACGTAAGCGTCCAGTATATGGCAACTATATGGTAAGACAATGGTATTTGTTATTTATGGATAAAGACCTGTTGTTGTTTGATGACTTGTGGATAAGTGTAGAGGTTGTAAAGTCACGTAAAAAAATACTAACGTATACTGGTGCTTATGAAAATGCAATCACTCACAAAAATAATGGTGGCTTACAATCATACGACAGAGACGAGTTAGGCAAACGATCATACGTAGTTGCAAAAGAATTGTACCCCCAAATTGAAATCTTAGAAAATAGTAAGCATAAAAAATTTGACATTTCTGTAAAAAATTATTTTAAATAAGTTATCTTTGTGACTAATAACAAAAAAAATAATTATGTCTTATCAAATTTTGACACGTAAAAATTATGATTTTTTCGAGTGCAGTTCTGCATTCCAAAAATCTGTACGCAGGGGTGTCGAGCGTGATGCAATCTTTTTTGGTACTGAGTTAGCAGGTAGTGGTTATGCCAAGTATCTGTGGAAACGTATGCTAATCATATCTAGCGAAGATATTGGTTTAGCAAATGTTCAAATATCTCAGCAGTTACAAGCATTGTATCAAAACTGGCAAGTGATTGCCGAAAAAAATCACGAGGAAGCAATCATTCCAATCATTCACGCAATACTTTTGCTAGTACGTTCTCCAAAATCTCGTTTGGTAGACGAAGCAAAAATGTATGCACTCAAATCTGACTATCGTCCACAAGTCCCAGATTATGCATTAGACACGCATACTCGTAGGGGTAAAAAAATGGGTAGGTCGTTACAATTTTTCTTAGACGAGGGTAGTAAACTTGTCGAGTATGTTCCGTCCAAAATTCAAGACGAGTTTTATTCTGATTTCTTTGCTAAGTATGTTCGTGATTATGCCGACAAGGTAGTACCGATTACTGGTTACGACAGCGACAATGTTTATCACAAAACAACAAAAGATATGCAGTCGCACAAGTCAGCCAATAATCATTTGTTTAATCAGTAAAATGTAAAAATGAAAAGTAAAGATAAATTTTTGGACAACTTCAAATTGTCCTTAGGAAATATCAGTATCAGTTGTGAAGCATCTGGTATAAGTAGGCAGACGTACTACAACTGGAGAAAACAAGATCCAGAGTTTTCGCAATTATGTGAAGACATTGAAGAACGTAATTTAGACCTAGCAGAAATGAAACTGCTCAATGCAATACGTGAAGGTAAGACAGCAGAGTTGTTGTTTTATTTAAAAACGAAAGGTAAGAAGCGAGGTTACGTAGAACGACAAGAAATAACTGGAATAGACGGACAGCAATTATTTGAGGTACGTATAATTGATACAGCAGAACAAATTGAAAGTAATACACACAAACAAAGTGTTCCGTCACTTACAGACGGACAGGAATAAGATCATTGTTGAGCAAGGTGGTACACGTTCTGGTAAGACGTATAACATTTTGTTATGGATAATCTTTGCCTATTGTCAACAGCACAAAGGTAAAATGGTTACGATAGTACGTAAATCTTTTCCTGCCGTTAGAGGTACAGTAATGCGAGATTTCTTCACAATACTAAGGGACTACCGAATGTATGCAGAGGACTATCACGCAAAGACAAGTAGTGAGTATATTATAGAAGGTAATACTATTGAGTTCATATCACTAGACCAGCCACAAAAGATACGTGGTAGGAAACGTGACCTGTTGTTTGTTAATGAAGCCAACGAATTAAATTACGAGGACTGGCAACAGTTGATATTCCGTACAGGAGAACAAATCATTATTGACTACAATCCGTCAGACGAGTTTCATTGGATATACGACAAAGTATTGACTAGAGACGATTGTTCTTTTTATCAGACAACGTACAAAGACAATCCGTTTTTGCCACAACCAATCATAGAGGAAATAGAAAGGTTGCAAGATACTGACGAAAACTACTGGCGTATATATGGACTAGGAGAAAGAGGTCAAAGTAAAAGTTTGGTATTTACGTTTAGTACTGTACCTAGTATACCAGAAACAGCAAAGTTGGTAAGTTATGGGTTGGACTTTGGCTTTAGTAATGATCCTACTGCAATGGTAGGTACGTATATGGAAGGAGATAACATATTTGTTAAGGAACTGATATATCGTACTGGTATGACTAATCAAGACATAGCAAAAGAATTAGGTACGTTAGGACTAGACAGACGAGACGAAGTATATGCAGATAGTGCAGAGCCAAAAAGTATAGAAGAAATACATCGTATGGGTTGGAATGTTAAACCTACAAGTAAGGGTGCAATTAATCAAGGTATAGATATGTTGCGAAGATATAAAATTCATATATTGGATAGTAGTACAAACGTAATCAAAGAAATGCGTAACTATAAGTATATAGAAGACAAGAATGGAGATTTAACTAACAAGCCAGTAGATAAATACAATCACGCCTGCGATGCACTACGTTATTCTGTAATAAATAAACTTAGTAGACCGAACTACGGAAAATATGCAATAAGATGAACGAACAACAAATTAAATTATTTGCTAGTAAGAAAACAGACAACTGGCAAACGCCTAAATGGTTATATGACGAGTTAGATGCAGAGTTTCAGTTTGACTTTGATCCTTGTCCGTTAAATTCAACGTTTGACGGCTTAAAATGTGATTGGGGAGAAAGTAACTTTGTTAACCCACCTTACAGCAATGTAAAAGGGTTTTTACAAAAAGCACACGAACAACTAGACAAAGGTATAGCAAAGACAATAGTATTTCTAACGTTTGCTAACACAGATACAAAATGGTTTCACGATTACGCTTATGGACAAGCAGAGTTACGTTTTATCAAAGGACGTCTTAAGTTTGTAGATGCTAATGGTGTAACACAAAATTCAGCAATGCGACCTAGTATGCTAATTATTTTTCAAAATGTTAGTGAAAAAACTTGACAGGAATGTAAAAATTTACTAAGTTTAGTACATAATTCTAATAAACAAAAAAATGATTAAAAAACACAAAGTTGCCTTTAACAAACTAAAAGCGTTAGGCATACCAGTTAAAACTTGGGACGATGACAGCAGAGGGTATTTCTATATCGACTGCGAGGAATATGGTGCTGAGGAACACTTGGACTACTACTCATTGTATTGGGGTAGTGACAAATTAAATTCTATTCTTAAACAAGCAGGTCTGTACTACGAGTGGTACAATCCTGCGTATGCTTGTGTCTATGACGACTAGTATATTTGAGGTATTCGGTTATCACGTTGACTATTACGTAAACTCACGTTACGTAGGTCATATCAAAATCGATCAACCAGATCGTGAGCAGTTAGGTTATTCTGGGCGTCAACACGTCCAGTTAGCCGAACCAATACAAGTAACACGTAGTGGTGGTGCAACAATTATATTGCCTGTTGGCTTAGATGTAACGACAGAATGTATACCGTTGTGTGGTAAAATAAAAGGTGACGTAAAACAAAGGTGGCAAATTTTACGTGAACACTATAACAAGTTGCCACGTAAACAATAAAATGAGTACAATTACAACATTAAGTGACGCTAAGGAACTGTATAGGTTCTGTCAAGACGAGTTAAATTTTTACCCAACTAAAGACGAAATGTCTGATCTTTTAGACGCTATGGACTCAGATCAAGACGAGTTGGACTTCCATTGGAACGTAGCAGGAGAAGAGTATCGTGTAATACACGTTAACGCTATTGATGAAATAATGCAAGAGGAGTTAAAGGACTTTGTTGAGGATAACTACATAGGTAGAGGTATTAATTTATCTGACTTGTGGTGGATAGAGATTGACTGGGAGCAAACAACAGAAAACGTAATAAATGCAGACGGATATGGTATACACTTCGCAACGTATGATAGTTACGAGTGGGAGCATAGCGAGTGGTATTTTTTTCGTGTTAATTAGCAAAATGTTTAGCCAAAAACTTGACAGCAAAGTCAATTATTGTTAAGTTTAGGTATAATAATTTTAAAATAAACAAAATAA